TCTCTACCTCTACATAGTCGTTGTGTATTCCGAGCTGGTTTAGAACATAGCCTGCACACCTTACATCGTCGCCACCACTCAGCCCTCGCTTTTTTTGTTCTTCTTTAATGTCTTCCCACTTGGCGGAATAAACTAACAGCTCTTCGCTCATCCCGCTCTTTAGTGGTTCGCCGTGTTCTTCTATAAATGATACGATTTTCATTTTATCTTTTGGCTTATTTTTATAATTAGACCTTTTAGTTTTCCACAGCTTAATTAAGTCTATCAGATAATGTTATCTGTGTCAAGGGTTTTAGGACGCTAACAAGCATTTTCAGCCTCATAGATACCAATTCGGGGTTTTTAAAGTCGTTCTCTTTACAATATTCAGACATAAGGTATAATGGAGATAATAATTGCTCTTATTAATTCCCAGATAGTCCCAGATGCCAACAATAAATCAAAAAGAGGCTTTCAAGAAGCTTTTGCAAGGAATAGAGAGTTCTAAGAAGACAGACTTAGGCGCTATTATGCGTGAGGTTGGTTACTCAAATGAGACATCCAAACAACCAGGCAAGAATCTTGTGTCCACTAAAGGCTTCCAAGAGCTATTAGCGCAAATAGAGGATGATAAGTTAATGGCTAGATTATACTCTATTGCCCTCAAAGGAGGAGACAGGGAAGCCATCAAAGCAGTGAAAGAAGTATTTAAGCTCAAGGACAGATATCCAAGCCAGAAATATAACATATCGGGTCTAGATGAATTGAAGGGAGTATTTAGTTAGTGGTTTCTTATTAAATGGTTTCTTGTTTGTTTACACATTCTTGTTTGTTTCTTACTTCCCCTACACATCTTGTTTGTTTCTTACTTCCCCCACACGCACATAAACATAAAACCCTTTTGAAGCTATTTTAAGGGGTAGGCAGGGTGGGGAAATAAATGTAGAGTATATAATATAGCACCCCTACAGGAAAAAAGATAAAACCCCTACAGAAAAAATAGGAATTACCATGAGGTGTAAAGCTTGTAAACCTGAACATAATGAGCTAATGCGGAGATTACGGAGTATTGAAAGATTAGAAGGATACTTTATCCCGAATTGGAAACGCAGTTTGGTATAACAGATGGAGCTTGATGATGCAAAATTGCAAGAGAAGATAGGCTGGTCGCCATTTGAAGAGCAGGGGGAAATAATAGAGAAGTACGATGAGGTTAGGGATATAAGGCTGGCTGCAGGCAGGAGGTGGGGGAAATCAGCATTATGCGCATATATTGCCCTAAGAGAGTTCCTGAAAGAAGGCGCGCATATTTGGATTGCAGCCCCAAGTTATGACTTATCGGAAAAGGTCTTCAACTATCTTATAAGATGGCTGGGGATAGCGTTCCCTACTGCTGTGGGGAAGGGAACAATAAAGATTTCAAACAGGGTTCCTCAGAGTATAGGGCTTCCGGCCATAGGGGCATGGATTAAATGCAAGTCTGCGGAGAGCCCTGAATCAATGCTTGGGGAAGAATTAGACTTAGTGGTAGGGGATGAGGCGGCAAGGATTAAGGAGATCGTATGGAACCAGTACGTCCGTCCTTGTTTGACATCAAGAAGCGGCAAGAGCGTAATGATCTCAACCCCGCTAGGCAAGAATTGGTTTTTTAAAGAGTGCCAGAGGGCCAAGAGGAGCGAGGATGCAATTTTTAGAAGGTTTAGGTCTATAGATAGCCCATATTTCAGCAGGGAGGAGTGGGAAAGGGAAAAAGAGACGAACCACGAACAGATCTTTAAACAAGAATATGAAGCCTCCTTCCTAGATGCGGCTGCGAGCTGGTTTCCCAACGCAGACATTGAGGCCTGCATAGGGGGAAGGCTGGAAAAGCCCAAGAAAGGCCACTACTACACAATGGGCATTGATTGGGCTAAGCACAAGGATTATACCGTAATAACAATAATTGACCGCTCAACACATGGATTAGTTTTTTTTAAAAGATTCCAGGGGATTGATTATGCGACCCAGATGGATCACGTGGTAGAGATCTCCAAAGATTATAACAGGCCTGAGACATGGATGGACACCACAGGATGCGGAGAGCCGCTCTCTGATGTGCTTAAGAGATACGGGAACGCCGTAAACATACGAGACTATCGCTCGTATACAAATAAGACGAAAGAAGCCCTTCTAAGCAAGCTGAGAATCTGGATAGAGAGGAGGCGCATAAAATTCCCAAGAGTTGATATTTTGATAGACGAGCTGGGGGCGTTCGGGGTTGACAAAACGCCTGCGGGGAGGCTTAAGCTGGAGGCCCCCTCGGGCCTGCATGATGACGCAGTTTATTCATTAGCCTTGGCAGTCTGGCCGCTGGGGGAAGAGCCTGTAACGGCCGGAATAGCGGAGCCAATAGTAACAAGATCGCCAAAATATGGAGTTAGATAAAGTGTATAACCCGAAGGAATACGAGCAAAAGGCAATCGCTTTAGTCCAGAGGGAGAAGCAGGCATGGGAATATGCCAATGTCTGGGTTTCAGATGACGCTTATTATACGATGCGGGACGAGATAGATGCTGCAAGGAAGAACTACTTTGGGCAGTTTGAGTCAAGCGCAGATTCGAAGACTGACATGGAGAAGCTCTGGGTGCCTTTGACGGAGTGGACGGTCGAGAGGACAGTAGCTAACATTGATCTTGATACCAAAGATATCCATCTGAAGCATCCAGAGGGCAAAGATGTGCGAGTCCCGATAGTAATGAGGATGATTGTCGATAACTTTTTGAAGAAGATAGGCTTCGGGGAGTTTTTAAATGATCTTTTGAGACGCTTGGCAATAGACGGAACAGCAATTGCCAAATGTTATATTAAGTATAACGAGGAGTACAAGAGGAATCTTCCAGAGTTAAGGATAGTTGATCCCCTCAACTTTATAGGGGACCCGACCATGAGGAACATTCAGTCGTCACCGAGCATAGAGAAGTCTCCGATGACAAAGCCAGAGGCTGATAAGTATAGGAAGAAGTGGAAGAACCTTGAGTTCATTAAATGGAGTGAAGGATCTGTGCCCAAGGCGACCTTTTATGAAAGGTGGGGCAAGATTCCCTTGATAATGATTAAAGAGTGGGGCGGTAGTCAGCTGAGCGAGGAGGACAAGGACGAGTGGAAGGACAAGTGGGTTGAGGGCGTAATAGTAGCATCCTCCCCTCTTCAAAAAAGCAGGGGAAGCGGTGAGCTTCGTGGGGAGATCCAGGTTGTTCATCACATAGCCCGGAATACCAAGAATATCAAGCCGTATGAAGAGTGTTGGCTTAGAAGGGTCCCTGGCAGGTGGCATGGCAGGGGAATCCCTGAGCAGCTCGCAGGCCTCCAGGAATACATAAATACGATTGTGAATATCAGGAGGGATGAGCTTCTAAACAAGTTGGCGGGCAAGTATAAGATTAGGAAGGGTTCTGGCATTACAAAGCAGATGCTTGAATCTATCAGGGCAGGAGGGGCAATTCCTGTTGACAATATGGATGATATCCAGGAGCTAAGAGAGTCTGATGTGAAGCCTTCTGCTTACAGGGAGCCGTTAGATGTGATCGGGATGGCGGAGAGGGTAAGTGGGGCAAGGGAGGTGCCCACGGATCCAAGAATGGAGCCGACAACTGCGGTCATTCAAGAGAGGGGCGTCCGCTCTCTTTCGAACCTTACGCAAGAGAATATCGGGCTTTTTCTGGAGAGGCTGTTCAGAAGGCATCTTATCCCGCAGATTGTTGAGTGCCTTAAGGATGGCGAGATAGTCCGGATAACGGGTGAGCCAGATGACTTGGACATAATTGATGAGGCGTATGTCAATAGCATTGTAAATAGCATTGTAAATGGCGCAGGAAGCATCTCATTTGCTCAAAGACAGAATATTCGGGCCAGAATTGAAAGGCAGAAGAAGCAGTGGGGCAATTCTCGTCCCCAGGAAGTCAAAAAGGCGGTCTTCGACACTGAGTATGATACAGAGGTCTATGTGACTGCGGAGAGGATTGACCCTGCTCTCATTTTAAGGAACCTAAATGACTTTCTGAGCGTATATGCTCCCCTGCCGCAAGCCGACATGGGCGTTATAAACGAGGTGGTCAAGACATTCCTTGGGACATTGGAGGTTCCACAGGTGCGGCATATGGAGATGAGGGTGCCTGTCCAAGCGCCGGCTGAGCAGGGGCCGAGACCGAGAAGGGAAGCCCCGACGCCACAGGTAGAGTTTGAAAGGGCCAACTTAGAAGGAGTAATATCCCCAAGAGAGAAATAATGGCCGAAGAGCATGTAGAAAAGAAGTTGTTTGAGGTTTCTAAGTCTCATGTCTGGAAGTTCCTAAAAAAATGGATGGAGGAAGAGGCGGTGTTTCAGTATCCTTATGCGTCGGCAGAGGACTTGGGAGACTTTAAATCATCGAGAGCGGTTAGAGATTTTATTAAGGAAATAATCAGGAAAATCGAAGGGGCTGAAGAAGCCCTGAGTTTTAAAGGTCGATTGGAGGCAAAATAGCGGTATGTTCATGGTTGACAATCCTTTGACCGTCCCTCCTGAAAAAGGAGAAGGCGAAAATGTCGAACAAGGGAACACCTCACAGGAGCTGCTGGCCAAGCTAAACGAAAAGGCTGGCAGGAACTATGATTCCTTAGAGGAGGCTCTTGACGGAGTTGGAGAGACTTATGCTTTTGTTGGCAAGCTTGGGGAGGTCAAAACCAAGGCCAAGAAGTATGACGAAATGCAGAAGGCTCCACCGAGGAAAGAGGATGAGTACTACCATAAGGTAGACAAGATAGAGTTTCTCCACCAGCACCCAGAGGCGACCTCCGTCGCTGATATAGTTGGGACTCTTGCCAAGACAAAAAATGTTTCTTGGGAAGAGGCCTACGAAGAGACGCAAGAGGGTAAAAACCTTCAGAGGTTTGTGAAAATGGATGCTGATGCGCAGGCCGCAAAGGAGCCCGCAATGGTTGAGTCTGGAATAAGGCTTTCCGGCGGGAAGGGGCCAATCTCGAAAAAGGAGTTTTCCAATCTTCCGCTGGAAGAGCAGAAAAAGATAGTTTCAAAACTCGGTATGTGGGGAGAGAAGTTCCCACTTGGGCATTTTTCTACAAGTAAGAAAAGCGGTTAGTTAGATGGCGACGAGCACAACTAGCACCGAAGCAGAGATAATTGCTGAATATTGGCGGAATGTCTTTCTTAACGAGCTGAGAGAAAACCTTGTTTTCTGGCAGTACGGGATGGTGGGCACTCACCCAAGAGGCTCTGGAACTCTGGTTCACTGGCTTGCATTGGATGACCTTTCTGCTGCAGCAGCGCTTACTGAGGGGACTGACCCAGACGAGTACACCTTGTCTGCCGGAGACCAGACAGCAACTGTGGCCCAGTATGGGGCATCAGTTCTTGTCTCTGATCTTTTGCAGGACACTTGGGTAAGCGGCTCATATCAGACCTTGATGGAGAGGTTGGCAAGGAACGCAGCCCTTACGCTGGACACTGTTATCAGAAACACCTGTTTTACGGCTGGTGGTTCAGCTCAGTACGCAGGGACAGCGGTCGATTTCAATCGCACAACAAAAGCAGCCGCTGTTAAAAAATCCTTTCTGAATATCTGGGAAGGTCTAAGGAGTTGTTATGATTATTTGCTTAATTGGTGGAACTATGCTACCATTAAGCTATATGAGCAACTCTATGATAACCCGAGGCAAGCTTACCTCGCCACAAAAAGCTTATATTGCTGGAGTTATTGATTCGGATGGCTGTGTGACCCTTGATAGGAGAAAAGGCAGGGGGAACACTCCGTATCATTATCCCCGACTGTGCATTGTAAATACTGATAGGCGAATGTTGGAATACTTTACTGGCTTGTTTGGCGGCTCTATAACCGAAACGGCTAGGAGGGAAAAGCCAAACTGGAAGCCCAGACTTGGGTGGAAAAAGGGCGGAAGCAAGGCCATATCCATACTGAAACAGGCTAGACCATATTTGGTGGTTAAGGGCGAACAAGCCGACCTGTTAATAGAGTATTGGGAGAATAAGAAATCCAACCTCAAGGGGTTTCAGGGGAACCTTAATAAAGAAGAGTTCGCCTGGAGAGAAAGTATTTACAATCAAGTTAGAAAGCTTAATAGACGAGGTATTGCAGCCGCAGAGACTAAGCGAAAGGACACCCGTTAAGGGTGAAACGATAGTCCGAGCTATATGGAAACATATAGAGCTGGGCAGAAATGACCCAGCCCGCCGAGAGGCGAGTAACAATTTGTGCACGCAACTCTATTGCGACCGATGGGTCTTTCGACGCAGACATCGCAGAGATCCGTGAGTCTGTCAACTCTCTAGAAGGTAACGCTGCGCAGACATTCAGGGATGGATTCTATAGAGGAATCATCCACCAAGACGTGAAATTTTTAATCGAGTTTCACCTATGGGAAACCATAGTAAAAAAATGCCTTAAATTGCGGGAAACTCTTGATAGGCAGCTGCTACTCGCTTATGCAGTAACAAGGCAGTTGATAGAGACAATCCGCAGCGAAGCCCAGCAATGGGAACGTTCAGAGACTATAATAGGCAACCTAATGGCTTATGCCTATGGTTAAGGGATAGTCCGAACTTGTGGGAGACCACAAGAGGCTAGTAGAAATATCTAGCCCGCACGTTGACAAGTGAATATCATTTATCCAAGGAATTTACGAGATTACATCCTTTCTCCTTAAAAGTGATATTCCAAACACTAAACTTGAGGCGATTAAGGCAACCAATGAGTTTTGCAAATGGAAGATTGACAGGGGGTTGTATAGGCATTACTCGGAGGAAGACCTAGAATATCTTGAGGGAATAAGGCAAAAGTGCCTTCAGCGAAATAAGTTTAGTGGCTAGCGTGAAGTAACAAATTTGACGACCTTCAGGGAGACACGGCAAACTGGCAAGAAATCCTCAAGCACACCGAGGGCGGAATGTATGACGTGCGAAGAGGCGTTGGTATGGCTCCTGGTAGAGGTGGAGAGATCGGTACAATGTTTGGCGTGAAGTTCCTTATGAGCCAGCAGGCGCTTAAGCTGGATGCATCTGGTTCGGCTTCAACGGACATTTACCAGTCCTACATTTTCGGCCCAGAGCACTATGGCGTATCTCAGCTGCAAGACGTCCAGACAATCGTGAAGAATCCTCATCCTGCTTCCGATCTCAACCTATATGGTTCCGTCGGTTGGAAGTGCGCATTTGCGGCAAAGGAGCTGGATGCAAAGAGAATGGTTCGTTTGGAGTCTGGTGCTGCACTAGGAGACTAGTATATTTTGGGGGCGGGGGCTTCTGCTCCCGCCTTCATCAATAATGTGGCAATAATTCAGAGAACATTTGAGCGGTGGTTGCAGCAGTTTGACAGGAATCTCCATATAGAGTCTGTTATTAGTAGTGTAGTTGATGATTCTGGGACAGAGGTTGGCAAGAGAGAGAATCCTGATGTGGATGTTTTGTATCTTGGGGACAAGAGGCTGTGTAGTGTTCCGAAGGGGCTTTCTACAGCGAAGGGGTGGTCGAGGATAAGCGACAAGCGGACGGATGAGAGGTATGTAACGTCCGATGGAATAGCCCATCGTTCCTTAAGCGGGATAGGGCTGGTTCTTTTACAGCACAGGGTGATAACTTCAGGTGAGTTTGTCAAATACTTTATATCAAGTCGGAATAAGAGGTTCTTGCAAAAATTACAAGTTATGGGGATAGTCCCCATTTAATGGGGATAGTCCCCATTTAATAGAGGCGTATGGTCTGAAGGGCCAACGCATAGCGGGTCTGAGATGAGGGCTTAACGAGGGGGTTAACCGCTAGCCCTTATCTTTAAGTCCTCGTCTTAGAGAAAATATGGATAAGCCGAAAATTTCGGTAATAATGACGACTTATGAAAGGCCGAAGCTTCTTAAAAGGGCAGTTAAGTCAGTTCTCAATCAGACTTTCGAGGATTGGGAGCTAATAATAATAGATGACTATTCGAAGGATAGAACTCAAAGGATTTGTGAAAGATTTGCCAAGAAGGATGGTCGGATTAGGTATATTAGGCGTGACAGCAATTTTGGCCAGCATACACGTCCGAAAAACGAGGCTACGAGAGCGGCTAGAGCGGATCTCATCGCATATCTCGATGACGATAACACATATCGCAGAGATCACCTCCAGGTTCTTTGGAAATACCTAAAAGACAATGATGTCGTGTATGGGGATCGTTGGCTGATAGACGAGACTGGCAGGGGGAAAGACGCGAAAGGGATCTCTATGAATTTTAAACCGCAAGCTCTTTACCAATTTAACTATATTGATACTTCTGATGTCTTAATTCGCAAGGAAGCGATCGAGAGTGTGGGGGGTTGGGATGAGTCTCTGCCGAAATTTGCAGACTGGAATTTGTGGACAAGAATGGCCAAGGCTGGGCTAAAGTTCCAGAGGGTGCCAATAATTATAACTGACTACTATGTCCACAGGGGTTGCAATCAGTTTAAGTCGCAGACAGGGATAAATCCGAGGACAGGGAGGCCACTGCCCACATTTGATCCAGCAGGTTGTAAGATTTGGCCCGACAAGACTACTTATGGGGAAAGGCCGAAGCAGAGGGTGGCGATTTTTACTCTGACAATGAACCGTCTTGGGTATACGAAGAGGATGTATGAGTCAATGAGCAAAACTGCTGGCTATGGCTTTGACTGGTTCGTTGTTGATAATGGGAGCACCGATGGAACGAAGAAGTGGCTGGGGAAGAAGCCAAAAGAGTTAATAGCTAATGAGGAGAATGTGGGGATTTCAAAGGGCAGCAACCAAGCACTGGATGCCATCGGAGACGGTTATGACATCATTATCAAGGTCGATAATGACTGCCTGTTTATGACTGGTGATTGGCTTGTTGATATTGTTGATCTGTTTGAGAGTCAGAGGTCGATGGTCGTTTCGCCAAGGGTTGAGGGCCTAAGAGATAACCCAGGTGGTGTTCCAAGGACACAGTATGTTTATGTTGGTGACCACTTCTTGGGGCTTGCTCCGCATCTTGGAGGGATATGTTGCGCTGCTCCGCCCAAGGCATACTACCAATTCAGGTGGGAGGAGGATGACTTTCTGCACGGAGAGCAGGACTATGTGTTTTCCCAGCATGCTATTAAGAGGGGCTATCTTCTCTGCTATATGGAGAATCTAATTGTAGAGCACATGCGAACCACTGCCGGCCAAGAGAAAGATTATCCTTTATACTTTGAGCAGAGGAAGTCTTTAAAAACAACAAGGTATGCCAAGAAACCCCAACACTGAGGAATTTTGGGATGAGCAGTTTGAAAGAGAGATTTTTCCTCCATCATTTATGGTTTTTTCTACAGAGAAGTAGTATGTTTTATACCGCAATAACTGGGAGCAGAGATGAGCCGAGGACTGATGGGGCAAGCAAATTCATAGACACGTGGGAAGAGAAGAGGTTGGAGTTAGATCCCCAGAATGATCAGTATGCTCTAAATGAACTTGTAAGAGGTATAACTGATTTGGTAGAATACAATAAGGTGTTTAGTCTCGAGGGTGTCAGGATAAAGATTTTTGATTGCAGAGACTATAATTCGTCCTACTTTGAAGAGCCGGCCTTTGTTGAAAGGGCAAAGATACTACACTTTAAAGGGGGGCACAGAGATATATTTGATAAATATGCAAAGGTCGTTGATGCAGAGCTTTACAAGAGAA